TCCGGGAGGCGATTGTGCTCGTGGTGGCATGTATTTTTCCAGGGAAGATATTCTGGGGTTTCTGTATTCCGGCTGTTGGATTAGAGAGGTCACACTTCTCCCGGAATCAAGAGTGTATGAAAACCCAGGAGCACCGAAGAAATGGAAAACAGACGTTTTTTGTTTGGGCGAAAGGAAACCAATAAACCTGGAAACAATAAAATACCTAGTAAATCAGGGTGCAAATATACATGCATGGAATGACACCCCTCTTCGCTGGGCTGCAAGATACGGTCATATTGATGTCGTACGGTATCTGGTTGGGCAAGGTGCTGATATACATGCGGAAGATGACGATGCCCTTTTCGATGCGGCAAGGTACGGTCATATTGATGTCGTAAAATATCTGGTGGAACAGGGTGCGAATGTACATGCACGTTGTGAATATGCCCTTTTCGGTGCTGCAAATTACGGCCGCACCGATGTCGTAAAATATCTTGTAGAGCAAGGTGCTGATATACATGCAGATGATGACGATGCCCTTCGATGTGCGTCAAGAAATGGTCATACCGATGTCGTAAAATATTTGGAAACATGCGGTGGAGGAATACAATGAATAAAATAAACATAATAGGAAATTTAACAAGAGATCCAGAAATGAAATTTACATCAGGTGGAACGAGTAACGCTAATTTCTCAATTGCGTATAACGAACAATATACAAAAGATGGCGATAAAGTAGAAAAAGTACATTTCTTTAATTGCGTTGCCTGGTCTGGGCTTGCCGATGTAATATCAAAATGGTTCAAAAAAGGTGACCGCATAGGAATTACAGGGAAGCTCCAGCAATCGAGATGGGAAGATTCTGACGGCAATAAAAGGCAATCGGTTAATATCGTAATTCAGGAAATAGATTTTTTGCAAAATAAAGAACAATCATCAAACGCAAATGATACTAATGATAGTCAATTCACTGATGACGATATTCTCACTGATGACGATATTCCATTTTAAATTAAAGGAGAACATATGAAATTTTTAAAATTTGTACTTTCATCTCATTTTTTTGCGATGGCAATAGGATCAATAATCGCCAGGTTGGCGATGTCGCATGCATTAAATTTATATAATAAGAATTTTTTGGTATGGATGGACATCACAAATCTTATTATTTGTATACTCATGTTTATCGGAATGCGCAGTGCGGAGAGGAAACGAGGTGAGTAAAAGAAAAGCTATTCTGTTCATAAATAATTGCACATATAGAGAATTCATTTATGATAATGAATTAAGATTATGGATTTTTTTTAGAGAAATTAAAACTTCTTGACTTTCTTTGTTACATTGGCGATATTAATAGTATCAAACTCAATGAATAACTGGCGTATCACTTGAGGTGCAACTCAAGTGTCTGTAAATTTTTACGCTTTTAAAATTCTATAAAAAGCCCTCAGCTTGGGAAGCTAAGGGCTTTTTTCAGAGAGGGGAGATGCAATTACAATATAAAGACAACGTTAAACAATATATAAAATTTCTGAAAAAAAAACATGGAGCACTTGCGACAGTAGGAAGTCAAACTGTCAATGAAGCTGCTGAGATCGTAGAGAAATCATACGGGAAAGAGCTAGATAAATTCACTCTCCGTAATAAATTCACGAAGGGAGCAATAAAATTATATAAGAGCAAGGCGCAACGTTCAACTGGAGAATTTCGAAAGATTGAAAAAATAAACGCTATTGTTGCAGTACGAAAAATGAAAGGCGGAAAAGATCATTATCTAAAGATGCAGGAGGAAGGAGGAACAAAGCGTGGAAGCGCAAAAACGCAATATAGCGTTGCCGTACCAATGGACACTGCACGCCAGGGAGGAAGTTTTGCAAAACCAGTCAAGGGGCCACTTCGTCTACAAAAATCTTTGATACAAAAATTGCAAATAGGCCAGCACCAACTCGGACTAAACGATCCGTTCACTGGACCGCAACGATGGGCGATTCTATACAAGTATACAGGATTATCCGGGAAGGGGAGAAATAAAACAAATCCGTACGGGTGGGATATGAAAAAACAATTCTTTTTTACCGGAATGAAGCGTGGGTTAGGGATATTTCACGTTATCAGTCGAAGGATCCGCATGATCAGGACATTAGAGAAGAAATTTATCCGCGTGAAACCGACACACAAATTCAAAAAAAGTATAGGGAAAATAACTACTGGAATTTTAGGAAATATTTTCATAAAAAACGCAAAAAAATACTTAAAATGAGTTTTTTCCCTTGACAAACTAATAATTGTTAGATATATTGTTGTTAGTTAATAAGAAAAAAGGAGAAAAAACATGAATAAAAAAATTGAAGATCAAAAAATTTTTGCAAAAAAACAGATTGAGAATTTTGAATTTCGTATTCACAATTCCAAATGTTCTATATGGAATATAGACCCATTTCACCCGGGCTTGATTGCCACATGTGATCGTATTGACACAACAAAGTCATGGATAAGATGCAAAGAAGAAATAGAAGTATATTCACAATTCTTCATGGATGGGTATCCTGAAGAATTATACGGATACAGAACATACAGATAATATAAAACGCCCATCAGGGCGTCAATGCAGCCAATGCCGGTCCCAAGCCCGGGCAAATGCAGAGGGTCCTTTTACTTTATTAACTAGCCTGGGGGAGAAATCCCCCACGTGCTAAAATAATGGGATTAAGAGGTTAACTTCATGCAGTATGATGAATTAATATGTAAAAAATGCGGAATAGAAATAGAACCTGAATATTTGAGAGACTATTTATTTGAATTATTTACAATGAGATATGTAGAAGTAAAATGTCACGAATGTGGATTTGAAAATAAAATTACTGCTATTCGTGATTTAGAAGTAGAGTATTATGATTAAAATAAAACGGAGGTTGTTTTATGTTTAATGAAATCATAATCGATCTTAATGACAATGCCTTTTCTGAGTTGATTCTCACGGCTGAAATAATAGAATACCGTGAGAGTGATAATGTTCTTGAATACCGCCTAAAGGGTTGTATCAGGTTCGAGCCTGATACAATAAATAAAATTGGTGATCCTGAAGGGCTAATAATCACTCTTAGCGACGATCAGTTGAGGGAAATCGATGACTATTACAACATACAATCGTATGTTTATGATAGAATAAAAAATTTAGAGGAGGCCCGGTAAGTTAATATATAAATAATTTTTATTAAAATCGGCGTGTAATATAATAAAACGAGGCGCAATCGTTAACTGCGCTGGCAACTCGGAAAATTAGACAGGTCACGAGTACTCCAGGGGTGCGGCTGGGTTAACAACGCAGGATATGTCCCTGTGGTGGAATTGGTAGACACAAGGTTGAAGCACGGAATTTCCTGTTAGATACCATCTACCGTGTAAAGACGGCTAGAACACCAAGATAAGTATATGGTTCAGTCTAGATAATGCGAAAAGATGCACATATTTTAGCTCTTTTAAGTGTGCATAAAACTTTAACACTAGCGTGCAGGTTCGAATCCTGCCAGGGACAAATTTTTTTTGCGCATAAAAACGGGGATATATGAGAGAAATTAAATTTAGAGCATGGAATAAAAAAATAAAAGAATATGAATTACTCGATTCACTATTTGAATTACAAAAAATGAATTTAGTTAGTTTTGAACAATTCACCGGATTAAAAGACAAGCATGGAAAAGAAATTTATGAGGGTGATATAGTCAGAATATCTGCAGATCCAAAAGACTATGGTGGTTATACTGGACATGATTATATTGCTATAGTTGAATGGAATAATGATTCATTGATGTTTAATTTATCAGATGGCCATTATTTTGATGATTTCGAATTCATAGAAGTCATGGGCAATATTCATGAAAACCCTGAACTATTAGATAATTAACTTTTTTAATCTTAATGGTTTTGAAAAAGAGGAGTAAGAATGAACGCAGCTTATGGTAGATTTATTTATGCCGATCTAATCGAATTTTTAGAGACGTATAAAAAAGAAAAAAAGATCAAGCTATGTGATCTTTATCAGGATGAAATTGAAAAGTTCCTCAGTAATCCAAAATATAAGCCTAAAGACCGCCTGAATAAATTTCCAAAAAAACGCCATACTTTTTGGATTGACGAGAAGACCATGCAGGCACTGGACGACTGGTGCTGGATGGAGAGAGTGAATCAGAGTCCAGTTTTCGAATACATCATGTATTCATGGGCAATTAAAAACGGACTCGAATGAAATATCAATTAACATGAAAACACTATTGGCACTAATAATTATTGCTATAGTTTTTTTGCTGAGAACTAAAAATAAAAAAAATGATATAGCTAAAAATCTCTATGATTATTGGAGGAGCAAGCTTAAATGAAAATATATGAGAATATATTTTTTACCTGCCTGTTTTTTGCTTTAAACATCTACGCAATTTTTGCTCTATATAAAATGATAATCATAGAAGTAAATGATTACAAAAAGTATCTTCACGAGAAAAAAATGAGGGATATTTATGATAGTTCTAAAATCAAGAATAAAAAATGAGCTGAAAAAATGGTTCAAGCATGGATACCAAAAAGCCTGCCAGGACAAACAGGATGAAATTGACGAAATACACAGAGATTATCGAGAGGAAATAATCCTTATCGAGCAGGAAAACAAGGCTGAACTAGAACTCCTAATGCTCGAAATAACCAGATTAAAAAATGAAATAAAAGCGTTCAAAAAAGAACGCAGAAACATAAAAAATAATGAGCAAATAGTAAAAGAGGTTGTGCGCATGTTTACGGCAGAATTTAACAAAGCTCGGGATAACATTTCTAACATGTCATGCCTGTTCAATTGGTGCAATGACGAAATTGAAAGGATTTCAAATAAAAAAAAAGAAAAACAGGCATAAATAATAAAATTGGAATTTTATTAAAAATATTATAAATATAAAAAAAATAATTGCTAATATATATGGAGATTGTACGATATAATATCATAATTTTTAAAAGAGATTAAATTGGAAGAAAAAAATAATTTCATCTCCTTTCGTGAAATAAGAAAAAATAAAGCACTTATGATTATTTTTGTTGTTTTGGCGTTGAATGCAATCGGGGGAGGTATTGAAGCGATCAAGCTATTCATACCGGATAAGACAACGAAAGCATTTGAATCAATCATCGACAAAGCAGTAGAGAAGAGCATGAAAAAACATCTCTCTTCTATCGACGAAGCTGTGAATAAAGGGATGCAAAAGCATATTGCAAAATTAGACGAGAAAATAGAGGATGCAGGAAATAAATCAAGCGTACGACTGGTTGCCTGGGAATTCGGACGATACAAAACTATGCAGGAAGTTGATGAAAGACTCGAACATATTTGGAATAAGCAATGGGGGGCTCATATAGTGGCTATGAAAATAGTAGCTGAATCAAAGCGTGCTGAAGAACAAGTCACCCCTAGATTATTGGATGAGAAATTTGCGAAAAGAATTTTAAATAAATATAAATAGGAGACTTTATGGAAGAGAAAAAATGTCATCCCAAAAAAAAAGAATATGTGGTTGTGTTCCACAATGAATATGTAATTGAGCTTCTTGCGCTAGGATTCGGAGAGCTGACTACAGAACAAGAGATTGTTGATCGGATCCAATTCTACATTAATAACTCTTGGGAAGCGCAACTCGCAGCAATCAACATCGTAAAAAAATATCCGCACTACCAAGAGGCGTTAAGTGCACGCCTGCAAGACCCCAGTTTCGTTGACATTATCATTAGTCAATAAAATAAAATGAAAAAAAAGATCAAAATAATTTTCCTGTTATGTCTATTTTTCGTAAATATCATAACAGGATATTTTACATACCTATATTTTACGCAGCATCCAGAAATCAAAATAGTAGAAAAAACGGCGATAAAGGAAACGACAAAAATTTCTTATGATTATAGTCAATTTGATTTGAGAACGTGCAAAAAAGAACTAAAATTTTTTGCGACAAAAAAGCCATTCCTTGATGGTAAAATGCGATCAAACAATATTTTTTACGTCGAGGCGGGTCTAAATGGTCGGTTTCAATTCCTCATAGGTAATGTAATAACATGAGAAAGATTTGTGAAATATTAAAATCATTTTTTTGTAATAGCGAAGGGAAGTTTAACCCTCCATATTTTTGGGTATCGCTCCTGCTATTGCTAGCTGTAATAAATTTTGTAATGAAGATGACAGGAATAGATATTATATCAGACACATTACTTATATCTATACAAGGATTTGTGTTGGGGTGGCTGGGTGTTTATAATTGGGGTAAAAAAAGAAATGGAATGTAAAAAAATACCAGTAGAATGTTATTCCAGAGTTGTTGGTTATTACAGACCGGTAAATCAATTCAATAAAGGGAAACAGGAAGAATTTCAAGACAGAAAAGAATTTAATCCCGGTAAAATAAAAGAATATTTAGAGAGAATAGAGACGTACTAAAATGGCAACTATACATTATTCTTGCATATACCCTACCGGGTACACTCTGTCTATAGAAGAACAGGCGAAATACAATTCTAATTCAAGATATACTTCTATTTCAGATTGGGATAATGATCAAGATAGAGATTTGGTGTCCCTAGATGAAATAGAAATTTGTGAAATAATATGGGGAGATGAAACATCCAACTGGCTAACGGTTGGATTCGATGGTCAGCTTGTTTTTTATAATTGGATATGTGACGCAGATCATTATATTTTTATTCGTGCTATTGGAGAGGCAAGATGTAATGGGATTTTTTCTGATGGACTATACACTATATACGGAAACGAAATTTATGCGGCAATTCGTGTACAAAACACTGGCGCACTATACGTTAGACTAGATGGAATACAATGCCAATTCGTTACCACAACTTCTTCCAGATCATTATTTTATTCTTCAGGTTCAGACTACGAAGTTTTCGAGTTTTCTAATTGTTTTCTGAAAGTAGATAATAATAATTATAATTCAGGTGCAATTACAGTAGGGACGGAATCAAATAAAACTATTCGTATATGGAATTGTATTATAGATGGCAACGGTATGATTGGTGTTTATATTCGGAGCACAATTGGTGGGACAGTAAATATTTATCACTCTTTGATAACAAAGATGGGATATGGAATAGCAGATTACCCGGAAGATACTGTAGAAAATGTGAAGAATTGCGTGTTGTTCAACAATACCGATGATTTCTTTTTCGTGGATAGTATAACAAATTGTGCAAGTGATGATGGTGAAGGAGACAACGCGATATTGTTAAACGAGAATGCTAGTGGAGAGTGGGAAGCCTGCTTTGTAGATTATGCAAACGGGAACTACAAAGTCAAAGATAAAAGCAGCCTTTTATATAATGCAGGAGTAGACTTAACAAATGAATTTACGACAATTGACGGGGAAACGAATCCATTAAAATATGATATATTAGGAAATGAAAGAACAACCTGGGATGTGGGACCATTTGCATATGTATCAACTGGCATACAAATATTACGAAGACGAAGAGAGGGTTATTAATGGACAGAAGAGAAGAAAAATATGGAGTAGGAAAAACAATTTATTTTATTTTATATATATCAGACGGAACAGAAATTAAAAAGGATGCTTTTTTTGTTTCTGGTGATATAAAAATTAAAATAGATAGCGGAACAGAAGCAAACACAACCAATTTGCCTACTGACAATGGGACAGGATACAGTCTTGTCTTGACCGATGCTGAGTTGACAGGAAAAGTGATTGAAATTTTTATTGAAGATCAAGACGCAACTGCATCATGGTTAACTAAAGTGATAGAGATAAGAACTTTCGGTAATGCTGATGCTTGCTACGTACTAGATAGATCTACAAGTATACCAGATCAGGTATATAATACCATTCTCACGGGTGCCACCTATAATATTCCAACCTCTGCAGGTAGAAGAATCCGTCAAGCAACATCGTCTATCATTATTTCAGGAATAAGCCCTGGCACAGGAAATACCGCATACAGAATTGAACTTGATACCGATGCAAGCAATTTAGACGGTGCTTACGACCCAGCTGTAATCTCCATTGTTTCCGGAACAGGAGCAGGACAATCTAGGGCAATATATGAATATGATGGAACAAATAGATATGCATATATAAATAGAGAATGGAAAACAAATCCTGATTCCACATCTGAATATATTATTTCTCCATACGCAGGTGAATCACATGCTAATGAGGGTATTTTACGCTCTGGATCTTCTACTACTGCACAATTGAATGCTCTCGCATCTGCCATTGACGATGTATATAATAATCAGGTATTATTTATTAGTGCTGGGACTGGCCAGGATCAAGCGAAGTTGATTCAATCATATAATGGTTCAACACAGACAGCCACAATATATGGAACATTTGATATTATACCAGACGAAACATCAGTATATGCTATTTTGCCATTTGTTTTAGACTTATCAGAAATAAAAGGATCTGGATATACATTAGGTACTGACAGTCTTGAGGCGATTAGCGATGCAATATCTGGAATTTCCGGAGGGGGTGGATCTAGCACAGTGACAATAACTATTGAAGATGAATTATCAATTCCAATTCCCGAAGCCAGAGTTGAGATATGGAATGAAGACGCTAGCGTATATTTGCAAGGAGGATATACAAATTCATCTGGAATATACACAGCTTCCAGGGATGACGGGACATATACTGTGAAGGTTCGCAAAGCAGGTTGGAGTTTCGGTGATCCTTTTACACTTGTAGTATCAGGGGACACTGTTCAAACATATGAAGGAGCTGGTATAAATATTCCACCTGCTCCGGCTGCTGATCTATGTACTGTATATGAATATTGTATGGACCTAGACGGAGAACCTCTTGAAAAATGTACCGGAGAAGTTATTGCCGTTAACCCTCCAATCGATACCGGAGATGTAACGATGTACGCACTAGAGCGAAAAGGCACTTACTCCGCAGCAACTGGAATAATCCATTGGTATTTGCCGAGAGAGAAACGTTTTAGATTTGTTATTTATGAGACAAAAGTTGATAGAAAACGTAATGTGCCACCTGATGTTGATTTAATCAGACTCATGGATATACCTGAATAATATATTCATAAAAAACGCAAAAAAATACCTGAAATGAGCTTTTTTTCTTGACAAACTAATAATTGTTAGATATATTATCATCAGTTAATAAGAAAAAGGAGAAAAAACATGAATAAAAAAATTGAAGATCAAAAAATTTTTGCAAAAAAACAGATTGAGAATTTTGAATTTCGTATTCACAATTCCAAATGTTCTATATGGAATATAGACCCATTTCACCCGGGCTTGATTGCCACATGTGATCGTATTGACACAACAAAGTCATGGATAAGATGCAAAGAAGAAATAGAAGTATATTCACAATTCTTCATGGATGGGTATCCTGAAGAATTATACGGATACAGAACATACAGATAATATAAAACGCCCATCAGGGCGTCAATGCAGCCAATGCCGGTCCCAAGCCCGGGCAAATGCAGAGGGTCCTTTTACTTTATTAACTAGCCTGGGGGAGAAATCCCCCACGTGCTAAAATATGGAGGTTGTTATGACGATGAAAAGAATATTTCAAATAGAAGCAGGATTTAAACACGGGAATACTTATTTTAGCAGTATAAATTTTTCAGTTCCTCGAGGGAGCGAACTGTTAAGTATAAAAAGAATAGGAGAATCGAAAATATCTCTTATTTTTCAAACTAATCTTGCGGAGAATGCCTATGGAAATATTGTTAATATCGCAATAATTGAAACAGGAGAATCTTTTGATGACAGCTCATATTCCTATCTTGATACTTTTTTTTCGCATGATTATCATCTGTCTTGGCATATTTTTATAAAAAAATGAAGGAATCAGATCTACAAATACAATGTATAGATTATCTTTCTCATATAGCACAGCGCCATTGGGATTTATTATTTTTTTCTATCCCTAATGAGCGTTATGGCGTGAGCTATGCTCAACTGAATAAATTAAAAAAAATGGGATTGCTGCCAGCGATGCCTGATATATGCATTTTGTTTAAAGGTAGTTGCTTCTTTATTGAGTTCAAAGCTCCCGGAAAGAAGCCTAGAGACGATCAAAAAATTATCCACAATAGGATCAACAATTGTGGTTTTGATGTGTACGTTATGGATAATTTCGAAAAGTTCCAAAAAATTATAACGCTATGGGGAATAGCGTAGGAGATATCTATGATACTAGATGAAATAAAATTGTGTATTTCAAGATTTCTTGAATTAGAGCCAATGCCATTTTTGAATGATGAAAACAATATAGATACAAAAAAACTTGCTCATATGCTCGACATGTTCGAAATAAATCGTGCACACATATGTGCTGTCGCTATTTCCGAAAATAAAATAGTTATCGCGTATGGAGACCAAACTGTTACATGTTCTTTTGAGAACATTGACGGAAAATTTGTTCCGAAATATGAGGTATCAACACCTCTTCTGCAAATAAATCAATTGTGGAAAAGAACTGACGAATTTCTTCCTGATAATGATCAAGAGGTGATTGTATATACTGAAACAGGTACAATAGAATACAACATTACATTTTTATGCGATGTTAAAGCCGGTCCATGTTTTTATGATAGGCTTATCGGTATGCGTATGCCAATTATTTTTATTTCACATTGGATGCCTGCACCAACAGCCCCAAGGGATAATTGCAAATGCTAAAATTACGGCAGTACCAAAAAAAGGCGACGCAATGGATAAACCGACAACTTAACCAGGGAAACAATCCTCTGCTAGTCGCCCCAACCGGAACAGGGAAAACAAAAGCAGGTACACAGGTTATCATTGATCGAATATCCTTACATGAGAAAAATATTCTGCTCGTTCCTCAAGTCGAAATTATGGACGAGTGGATGAAAGAGTTTTCAGACAATGATATCAATTATGGATATATCAATGATGAGGGTGTGATTGGAAGAAACAAAGATGTGTATGTATGCATGTTCCAATCGCTATCTAACATGCTAGCAGCTCTACCGGAACGATTTACAAAATCATTCCAAAATGTTTTTATCGATGAGGCACATAGAAGCGCCGCGCAAAGTTATCAAGATATTTTTGATATGTTTTCTCATTGTCATCGTGCAGGCTGGACAGCCACGCCATACAGGATGGACAATAAGCCTCTTGGTCAATTTTTTGATAAAATATATGAACCGATAAGAATGACAGAGGCGATCAAACAGGGATATCTCTGTCAACCGCTTGTCATAATCCCTGATGAGTATATGGGATATGTCCCAGACCAGCTTAGCATTGAGAATGTTAATAAGGCTGATCAAAGACAGATCGTAAAAGACAAAAAAATTATCGGTGATATGCTTGAAATATATGCGGAAATCTTTGCTGGTCTTCCGGTAATTGTCCCATGCTCTGGTTATGAGCATGCAAAGCTAGTGGCTGCAATGTATGAAAGCGCAGGTTGGGATGTCGGGCATCTACACAGCAAGCTTAATAAATATGATCGTCGCAAAATTGTGCACGATGTAAAAACAGGTAAAGTGAATATCTTATGTACGGTAGGCGTAGGAGTTGAAGGGATGAATATCCCTGGCCTATACGGGATAATATGGATGAGGATGACAGAAAGTCTTACTATCTATATGCAGTTCAACGGCCGAGCGATGAGGCCTTGTAACGGGAAAAATGCATTTGTTCTGGTAGATCCTGTCGGTAATAGCGTTCTCCATGGCCGCCCAGATATTAATCGGAAATGGAAGCTAGACGTTGATTACGATCCAAGCGAAGATATAGAGATTGCACCGGTTATGAGGATGTGCCCTGTTTGCGGGACTGCAAATAGCTGTAATAATGAAAAATGTTGGATTTGCGGACATGATTTTACGATAGATATTGCCGAAAATGAACGTAAAAAAAAACGCAAACTACCAAAATTTGTTGATGGAAATTTAATATGGTTGGAGGAACCAGATGATTATAATATTAGCAATCAGCATAATATTGGCAATAGCGATAAATATTGCGATAAACAAAATGACGGTAATGATATTACGATCACGAGAGCGCAAAAGATGGAAATTTTGAAGCGTGATCTTACTGGAACAAAATCAAAAACAAAATTTAGAGAAGGGGTCAAATGGCTTTGAATTATCATTACATAACAAATTTCGAAAAATCACGTCAATCAAGAATAGGGGCCAGCGACATACCATATTTGATCCCGCACCCTATCCGGCAAATTGAATCACTTGCAGCATATACCAAAGATGGCAAGCGCTATGCGAATACTGCGAATGATCTATATATGCAAAAGGTATATGGAAGAGAATATGAATACTCATTTCCTGCAGAAATGGGACATTTCATTGAAGGCAAAGCGTTGTATGAATTTATTGCAGATTTTGTAGAGAAACGTATTGCATCTGAATTCTATAGAGGATACATGCTGCACAAAATCGATCAAGATTATAAAAAACAAGCGATCGATCCGAGGCTGTATCACACGACGCATTCTATATTCAAGCATAATACAGAAGCGACTTCAGAGTGGGGAGGCGTTGCTCACGCTGACTGTGTATATGATCCAAGAGATAAAAATAAATCTTCACTGCCTGGCGCTATATCGAGGAATGGAATTACATTAGATTTAGATACGCCTTCTTTAATCGAGGCGAAAAGCTCTAACTATTGGTCAGCACGTCGCAAAGACGATCCTTATACCGGGTATGATTTAGAACTGAAAGAATGGCAGGGAATTCCGCTAAAAGTATATTTCCAGGTGCAATATCAAATGTTGCTATATGGAGTAGACACCTGCTATATTGTTTTGATTTTTGATACGAACTCTAAGCACTATTGGACGGTCAAGGCGAATAAAAAACATCAGGCAGAATTGCAGCAATTAGCTATGTATATGATACAATGTATTGATACACAAACTCCGCCCAAAAATTTATTGATGAATAGCAAAGATATTTGTTCTTTGTATCCAGAAGTAAAAGAAGATTTCAGAGAAGCGAAAGGTGATGAGCTCGCAGAAGTTTTGAAACTCGCAATAGAACAAAAAGAGGCGGCCGAGCAAGAAAAAATATGGAAACGCAAAAAAGATGAATGCAGCGAGCGTATCGCAATACACTTGAAGGACACGCAAGTGCTCAAGGGAGAAGTAGGAGGTATTATTACTGACATTGCGAAATGGAAAGAGACGGGAGGTAGCTTGCGTGTTGCAGGACTGAAGGAGATACGGGAAAGGGAGGATGGTAAAACGATAGAGAAATATCTAAAAAGAAAATGTCTCATAAAAGAGACAGAAAAAAGTAGAAAGCCAAATTTTATTTTAAAAAAACGTGAATTGGAGGACATAAAAAATGATAAAATGTTGTGATAAAAATATAGAGATCAAAAGAGGAAAACAAAACGGGAAAGAATTGTTCTATGCCGAATGCGTGAAATGCGGGAAAAAGTTTAAATCAGAAAACAAAAAAGAAGTAGAAAATTATTTCCAAAAGAAAGAGCAGGTCGAATATGAATTGCAACCAATGCCCAAAGACCACACGCAAATTATGTCATGGGGGAAAAATAATATTCAGGCATTGATGAGACAATCAGCACAATTTATAGATAAACCAGCAACGCAACGAATGATAGAAAAAAATCTTAGGTATGTTGCGAGTCTTGCCGGGAAGACCTGGGACAAAATATGGTCGACTAAGGAAGGCCAGGAATCAATAAAATACGCAATGACAGAAGCAAATTATTACGCCGCGACTCTGGGGGAAATGGGTGATATAGTTCCTTATGGAAGCAGTTGTGAATTTATTCCGTCGGTAGAATGTTTCAAATTCGCTCTTGAGTCTGGAAGGAATGCTCCGTTTCGAGATATTTCTATTGATCTTATTCATGAAAATGATCAAACAGAAAATTACCAAAAAGATGGTAATTTTGAAATAGAAATCAAACGTGGTATCCCAAGAGGTGACATATTGGCTGTCGCTGTTACTGCGATCAGAACTGACAATAATAAACGCATCGGTGAAATATATGATGTTGACAGATTACTTGAGAAAGCACGTGTGCATTCTCCTGCATATCGCATGTGTCTTGCTAATCTAGCAGAATTTAAAAAAATGCAAATTGAAGGGAAACTGCAAAATGACGAGCAGGGAGATTATTTTCTCAAAAAAATAGAATACTTTAAGGAGGGGAAAAAACAATCATACGAGAAAAAAATATATGAACTAGACATCACAAATCCATATGACGGACCAGACAGACCGGAAATGCTACGAAAAGCGGCGGGGAAATCTTTTTTCCGCCCATACATGAGGGTGAGGAATGCTTCAGCTATGGTGGATGAGTGGGAAGAAGAATCGCTTGATACCAGGGAGGACGTAGCAGACGCAATTCTGTCACGTGCGTCAGGACAATTTGATGAAGAAAAAATTACCGATGCTGAAATTATTGAAGAAGAGCAGAAAGAAGAGCAGAAAGAAGAGAATGATAAAAAATTATTTAATGGATAGGAGAAAAAAATATGAAAATTGAAAAAATACTTTTAATGGTTTCCATGATTGCTGTGATTACAATAACGTTATCTGGATGTAATCACGACAATACAATAGACGTCGACAAAGACTATGATTATGAAACAACAAGGAATGTTGATTATGTGGTTTCCGGACAAGACCCAGTAGAGTTGCAGTATACAAATGATCAAGGCATACATATTGTAGAACAAGTGCGGTTGCCTTATACTGTATCATTTACGCACAATGCACAAATACATCAATATTATTTAGAAGTGCGACGCATATGCAAAAAATCAGTGCACGAGATTTTTGCAGAAATAATAGTAAATGACGAATGCCTTATATACATGAACATTCCTGAAAACATCGATTCGAGATATATTCAATATATAAAATAAGAAGATTTGTATTCTAATTTGTATGATAGAATAACTTTTAGGAGATAAAATGAAATTGATAGAATTAAAAGAAATATTAGAAAAAATAGTTGAAAGTGGGAAAGAAGATGGTGCTACGTTATATTTCCCCACTATAGTAGATGTACCTAAAGGGAAAAAACAAAATTCAGATATTTCTATTTTTGACCACGAATATGTAAATCAAGAAGAAGATTTTTGTGGTAATATTTTCGGAGATATGTATTACCCACTTGAAGATGGGAAATATTTAAAAGTTATATATTTTATGTAAGGTGCATATGATGAAACAGGGAATTAAATGGATAATTGTTCCGTCGAATATAATAACAATAGGAAATAATTTTTATACTGTCTATACGTCAGATTTTAAATATTTCGGAACTAGGAAAGAAGCAATATTGCATGGATTAGAATTATTAAAACATGATGATTTTAATATTATTCAAATTTGTAATAAAAAAGTTTTATCTATGTGGTGGATGGATAAAGAAATTAATAAAGATTATAAAGAAGTTTGTAAAGAAATAGAAAAGCAACTTTTTTGCGAATGATATTTATCAATACTAATACCTCTATTCAACGTTACCGGGGATTGCTCCCCGGTATTTTTTTTAAAAAAAGTGCAAAAAAAAATGATAAAATACTTGACAACACTAATAATTATTAGTATATTGTTCTCAGTTAATAAGAAAAAGGAGAAAAAACATGAAAAAAATAACAATAACAAAAAAACTGATAAGACTATCTAAAGATGTTCTCGAAGGGAAGAGACTATATTGGTCGTCTGGATCAATAGAAAATGATATAGAAAAGGCCATTAAAGAACAGATGATTGAAGAGCTCGAAAGCGGCTACGATAATTATGACTTTAATATATATGCAGTTGAGAACAGGCTTAGGGAATCCGGATACCGGATTCATGGAGATAAATAAAAAGGAGAAAAAATGGAGAAAGAAAAAGAAGTAGAAATTAATAAATTCTATGGTGGAATGATGGCTTTCTCTCGATGGAGAGAAGATCATGGTTACGCTGGATACTGCATATACCGGGTCTATAATGAAAGCATATTGATCGAAAAATGGAGTTTGACAAAAAAAGAGGATACAGAAAGTCCTCCTATTTATATGCAATCCAACGGCCGGGCGATGAGGCCTTGCGTCGGGAAAAATGCATTTGTTCTGGATGAGGAGGGTTCAACACCCAGGCGAATTATCCTTGTTGAGATTTCAGCCTCAACAGGAGGAGCATGCATCTTTTCCTGGACTGTTGCATAATAACACCAGGGTGTCATTACCCTGGTTTTTTTTTATATTTTAGCCTCAACTCGGTACTTGACAATGCCTGCCCTATATACGTGCCAGGGATTTTCAAAAGCGGATCAAGCAAATTCCCGTCACTATCGGCATAATAACTCATACCATCAATCAATCCTGTATGTGCAGTACTCACGCCATCCATAACAATTCTTGCCACTTCTCCTGCCGATGCCGCTTCTTGAGAAATGCCTAACAATTCTGTTTCACTTAAAATCAGAGAAGTCCCATCACTATTAGTGATGTCAGAAAAAGAAACGCATATTTTATTTTCTTCTAGTTGTATCGCAGATGAGTAAAGAACTACGTTTGTACCTGTATAAACGATAGGGTCTCCAAAAGTTAAAACTGTTCCATCTATTGTCCCTACTACGGCAGTACCATAATTGGAATTACCTTCATCTCTATATGTCACTAATGCTTTATCTTTTGCTATTGCACAGCATGAGATGTAGGTTGTTGTAGCGCTTTCGAAGACTATAGGACTCCCATAATCCATATTATCATCACTATCTATAGCGCAAACAATAGCAGTCCCATGTGATGAACTTCCTCCATCTGAATATGCTACGAAAACCTTGTTTTTTTCTAATAAAGAGCAACAAAGATATGATGGTGATGTTATTCCAATAGTATCGCTTAAACTAAAACCAGGGACGTCACCGCTTATTGTTGCTATCCACGACTTACCTGCTCCAGATGTAGCGTTTGCAATAACAAAAACTTTATTTTCTGAAACAAGGCAACACGCAGTATGAGAGGTAGTTCCTGATTCGAATACAACAGGACTTCCAAAACTTGGAACAGTGCCAGATATTGTGCCTACCACGGAAGTACCGTAATCAGAATTGTCTTCATCTTCATATGCTATAAAAACTTTGTTTTCTGATACCCTGCAACACGATATGAATTGAGTAACACCACTTTCGAAAACAACAGGTGATCCGAACGTGGGCACTGTGCCTGATATTGTTGCTACTATTCCTGTCCCATAATATGAGCTATCTACATCACGATATGCTACAAAAACTTTATTTTCTTCTAATATACAACATGAGATATCATTATACGGATTTAATATATTGCTCGTGATTACAACAGGATCGCCGAAACTAATAGAAGTACCACTTATTGTTGCAATAATGGCTGTCATTGCGTATGAGGATGATGAGTAAACTATAAAAACCTTATTTTCTGAAATTAAGCTAGATGTCATTTCTCCTATATTAAGAATGGTTTCAAAATCATACTCACTAGCATATTCTAAATTCCCTCCAACACCTCCCCTAATTTCTCCATTTATATATTCTACTACCTGCCCGGCCGTAACCGACTCTCCTGCAGCAACCGTAAATTCACGAATGAGATGTTTTATGCTCGCAAGATTGACATCTCCTCCGTCAGTTCCGGTTATCTCATCAGTTTTGACCGTATCTATATCGGCAGTAGGAACAGAAAATTCTAGTCCGTCAGAAGTAAAAAACTCGTTCCAGTTTGCGTATAATTGATCAAACTCGTCATCAAAATATGAACCAAATGCCCTGGTTCCTGTAGCTGCCGTGTTCCCATCTTTCCATTCCCTTGTTTTTGCGTTATAATATGCCACGTCTAAACCTCCGTCCCTATACCATCGAGATACCAGGATCCATCAAGCCATTTTTCGCCGTCAAGATATTGGCTATAATCAACCTGCAATATTATCCAATCTCTCTGGAATTTTAAATTTATTATCAATTTTCTAATGATTTGAAATTCGTACAATGTCATTTCTGTCAACTCAGATGCACTTGCTACATGATCGTCGAATGGAGATAACACAAGAAAAAATCCCCACCTTGAAGAATCAACAGAAAGTATATCGTATAATCCGCCTGTAGGGTGTGTACCTACAACAAGTTCTCCCGCTATTGTTGACGGGTCTGTAGAGGGATCATTCTTAAAGACATAAAAATCAAATCCTGCCTTTTGTAGCTGATCTTGCAACCATTCAGGACCGCTATGTCCAGACAACGCCGCAGCCTCAATGCAAAAATTTATTTTCTGTTCATCAGTGATTGTTATTGGCAGGTAGTCCAAATATTCAAGACCATATTTTTTTATGTAATCATCAAGACTGTCAGTATCCATATTCGAATTTGGCACAACCGATTTAAGAACTTTTTTCTTAAAATCGTTCACCCTTTCTAGCTCGATTGCAACTCCTTCAAAAAATAAAGGTATCCAATACGACGCTTTCAGTATTCTTAATTTTGCCAGTAGTCTCAATAGCGTACGTTTGAACATTATATATCAACCCACGTTATGTTTCTTACCTTTACCATAGTTCCACCATCCAAAGTAAAATAGTCCTCTGTCGTTGACGTAGACACTTCTGTTATTTCGCATTTCGTTATATATGCATCTGTAGACGATGCTATATCATTTGCAATATCTTCAAGATTTGATGATCCTAAAATATTTTTTTTTATGTCAGATATCCCTTCGATATACGGCCGCAGCGTTGGCAAATATTCAGTAACTTCATCTTCAATATCTGATTTTAGCGCCGGTGTTCCGTCCAGTATCGTAAATTCTAAATCATATTCCTCTACGTCAGTAGCGTTGATCGTCAAAGTATCGCTTAAGGGTGCTCTGTGTAGCTTCCCTGTGTTTGGATCATATTTTACGTAATATTCCAAATCATCAAGTTGGGTACTAGTTGGTATACCATCCGTTTGATTGTCTACATGCCCATACAGTGTTACTCCTCCTGGTGTATCTACCGTTGCATAAACTCCAATCCAATCAAAATTAGGAGCTTCCAGCCCCCAAAAATAATAATCTGCCGGACTGCCTCCTGTGATTTTTCTTCTATATCTGGCTTCTACTTCTGCACGAAACGATTCTTGACTTTGTTCGTCTGATCCTGTTGTGCTAATACTTGTCACTTCTGCCGTTCCTGTTAATGATAAATTCGTTTGCATGATATCAAGGATTTCTCCGACATCAAGATTCCCTTCCTCCCCTGATGTAAGTGCCAATAACGGTACGTTCGTTGCTTCTCCTGCAATTATTTCTGTATTCGTTGTAACTCTATAAATAATATTGTTTGTCCCAATAAATGTTTCTCCTGAATAAACCCATGCACCTGTTGTACCTGGAACAGTGCATAATAGGACTGCGCTAATTGGATTATCAGGATATAGCCCGACAATAGATCCCAGCATTTTTATTGTATCGTATTCAGCAGATGAAGGGAATATTTGTTTGTATACCCACAATATTGCTTGATATAAGAGGAATACAGGAGCAGCAACAGACTTCGAGAATACCTTTACTAATGATAATGGTAGTGATGGTACACCCTGATTTATTTTCCCGGTTATGTCAGTAACAATTCTATCATATATTTCTGCAATCGTTGGAATTTGCGGTAATGCCATATTTATTCCTCCACCATGTTGGCCGTAAGATTGCCCTTTTCCCAATTGATATAATATTTCACGCTTTTGTCTGTGATAGATTCTATATCTATCTGCCAGGCGATTCTGTAATTTGTTTGGATCTCCCCTGTAACAATTATTTTTCTGGCAATTTTTTCTGTAATCATATATGATAGGGCTTTTTCAAGAGCCTTCACTCCATCATTTTTGGTTTTGTCGGTCACAACATTTCTTTCTATCACGTTAGGAAATTCAGAAATCATTTTATTTCCCGGGTCCGTCTCAATTGCGTTCCCCCAATAATCAGCACCAAAAATAGCGAGCATCACATATGTTTCTAATCCGTTTGTCATTTCAGGCTGACCGTTTTCAAAATTTATGTCCCAGTCGCCTTGCCTATTCTGTGATAATAGCATATCACCTGTATAAACTGTCATGGTAATTTGACCTCGCTCACTTCAGATGCTGAAATATCAAGAGTAACAGTTCCTGCCGTACCTGATCCATTCAGTTTGCTCGCCAATGCTGTATTGAATGCTGTTACCATTAATTGCAATGCTGTATCTAGTTCAGCGTGACTAACAGCAGATTTAGTGCCATCATTTATAACTATTTCTCCTGACGCATTAATTAAAATTTTCCCGACTAGTGATCCATCTGCATCATATGAGTATATCAAAGTTTCACCTTTTTCTATGTCTTCATCAAAGTTGTAGTCATGTGTTGCGACTACAATGCTATTGCTTCCGCAATCGATGACTAGCCCATTGATCGCATCTTGTGGCTTTCCGTATACTCCTGAAACTTGATACAACTCTGCGTCATCTGTCCCGTGATGTTCTATATCTACTAATTTTGATTTCCCAGGTGCGCCTTGGAACTGCTCCAATCGTGCGTTTTTTAGAATAGCTATCTTTGCCACGGCATTTCGTCCTTTTCCGGAAATTCTAATGTATACGCCTGGGGAAGCGTAAGAGATAATGTCACTGATTTCCCATTTTGCGCATACGATACTTTTTCAATGAGATATTTTGTCTCTGTATGTATGCATGCGCTAGGCGCATATAATGTTACTGTATTGTTTTCAGTTATGATGTCACCATTCTTATCATCCCATCCAGACATCATTACGCTGACGGTAGATGATCTTGCCAGGCTTCTTGATCTTTCCCAAAGTGCAGCATTTTGTATCCCACCCTGTTCATTATTTTCAGCATTGAAAATATTTGGACGATATGCATTTATAGTCGTATCTTTTATTTCTGATGCATTTTTCGCATTTCCTCTTGATTGTGATATTGCTTTGAATGAAGAAAATCTTTTTTGCCCGTCATAACTCACCGAAATATCAATTATGTTCGGATCTCCCTGTATAATATTCAATATAGGCTCATTGTCGATGTTCGCACGATCAAGTTTAATTCCTCCCTGAGACGTACTATTCAAAATAAAACCCTTATCTTTCGCTATCTTCGCAAGAAAATCAAAAATCTTTTGTCCGACATCTCTTTTTGTTCTATTTATTATTCCGCTGTCTCCATAGGGAAGTTCAAGAGTAATCCCGTATGGTTGTATCAGTGATTGCGCAATTTGTGAAAATGTTTGTTTCGTATAATTTAATTTTGAATCATTAGATGGGCAATCTACAAGCACTCCGGCCTTTGATTTGCATCCTATTGTAACCATGGTAGAATCAACACCAACTTTGAATGACCAGGTAGACGCAGTTCCGGTCATGAATAATTTCCCATCAATAAATAATTCAACTTCATGAAATGTATATGCGTCAAGATATTTGCTGCTCTCATCGTTATAATCATATGGTGCTGTAAATGAAAATGAATCAGCTATAGTATTGATAGAACGTTCCATCGTATTTGTAGTGAACCCATGAAAAATTTTTCCGTTTATTCTGAATACAATTTCATTATGAAATTCAGGATTGACATCTTCAATGTCGGTTGTACTTTGTTCTTCTAATATAGGAATCCACAGACGATCATTTTTGTAGACAATCGGTATCCCTCCCAGGTCTTCGTGTATTCTTCCTGAATCTATACGAGGTTGCAACAATGCGGAATTTGCGCGTATGATCTCTATTACCTTGTCATATCCATAAGCCCATCTGGATATTTTTTGCAGATTATCAGCATACTCTACGGTATAAAATTTCCCTTGTTCTGGAAATTCCCTGTTTTTTATATTGTAGCTATCTCCAAAAATTGAATCAGACATATATTATTATTTCCCTCCCGGACGGGATTTCTATGAATTCATCATTTTTTATATTGTTCGTTTTTAAAAAATATTCCACTGTTTCATTATCAACAGCGCTATAATATTCATAACACAATGTTATCGGATCTGACGGATTTTTCAATATAAAAGTTTTTTGTGCTTTTAAGTCGAATGTTTTGTTTAGCAATAAATCTTTTATTCTCGCTATAGCGTCGAACAATAACAATTGAAAATTATGGTCTCCTGAATATTCTTCAGAGATGCTACCGCCTACCCATGTAGCAGCTAATGACGTGTTATATTCTTCAAGCGAATTTTCTATTATATTGATAGCGTCTATTGTATTTGTTCTAATCTCATAATCAGTATATATAGACGATTCAGCAAGACTTGCAACTGCATATCCAGCAAACGATTGCAGCAATATAGCATTATTTCTCATGTTTGTTATGTTCGACTCTTCACCTGATGTGATTTGTTCTATTATGTCGGAACACATTTCTGAGTATGTATTTATTTTGTTCATTGTCGAATCTTGCAACCGTGCCGGCGCTCTCATAAGTCGTTGTACTGCAAAAAGTAGCTGACTGATATTCCCCGCTATGTCATCTATCATTGAATTTATTTCAGCCTGGATAGATGTCATAGTTTCTTCTACTGTCTCAACAAATTCAACAGCATCAGATATTGCGCCAACTACAGCCTGAATTTTACTTTTTATATTTGTTGTTGCCGCAACCGTATCAGTTGCCATTTCTGAAGCAGAATCAATCAAAGACATATCATCAATATCTCCAGATATAGCATCAGAACCGCTTAATTCTGATGAAGGGTATTTCCTCAAAAAAATTTCTACGAATTCTACTTCAATGTTTCCTATGCCAGCGCTATCTACAAGCTCTATTGACTCACTCCATGATACAGGAAAAACATTTATGTCTCCCCACATCGGATGCTTCAATACGCCAGGCGCATCAAGAGTGTACCGCTCTTTCAGCAAAACTTCAAAATCGTTCAATTGTTCGTCAAAATCATCACCAATAAAATATATCGTCATGGGAAATACGTTTGTTTTGTTTCCCTGATCTTGCGTAATAGATTCGTCACTATCTACAATTTCTTGTGTTGATAACTTCTTTCCTCCATTTTTTCGTAGAGTATCTGTCTGAAATTCTATTTCAATTCCAGATGGAGATACAAACGATCCCTGACGCAACCTATTTTGGAAATCTAAACTCATCCTTGCGCACCTACATTAAGACTCATTCCCATTGGCATTGTTCCTCTTTGCTCAACCTCCATCGCCTCTTTCGGGCCTGATACATTTATATTCACATTTCCTGTTGTATTTCTTCCTGTTTCTCTACCTGATGCAATATTTTTTGATTCAGGAGAAACATATGTAGTATATAATTCCTGCGCTGTTTGCGCCCCAACTGCACGATTCATTTTCGTTTGCAGCTTCTCCGCGTAATCTGCTACAGCAGCATATTTCCCTAAACCTGGAATTTTTGAGATTAACCTGATCAAATAAGTTACACCGGTAATCATTAAATTAAGAGGCATTAGCATATACGTCATAAATCCACGTCCAAATTTTCGCAGATACTCCCAGGTTATATCTATAACATATATGAATTTTTCTTTGAAACTATCCCATGCCCTGGACAAAAATCCTATAATAGCATCCCATTTTTTATAAACCCAAATACCTGCGAGGACCAACAGACCTACGGCCGCAACAATTGCAAGTACAGTCAGAATCATTGGTGCCATTGACGCGTTAAGCAACCATTGTGCCGCAGCCCATAGCTTGGTTCCAATTACTGCGTATTTTATCGCCCCGATGAATCCAAGAACTTTAACAACATTAAAGGCCATCATAATTTTTTGTGCCGCGATAAGACTATATGTCGCTATCTTCCAGGCAACAATAGCTGTCGTAACTCCGAGAATAACAAATCTAAGCTTATATATCATTTTTAGTAGTGCTGTAATAATCTGCACGAATGGAGGAAGAATTTCAGTTATCAAACTTAAAAATGTAAGCTTTATAGGTATCAGTACTTTTCCTAGTTTCTCCATGGCATCACCTATTGTCATTTTTGAAGCTATTTCCATACCTGCAGTTGTTTTGCGTATTGCTCTATTCGTCCCTCCGTATAGTTTTTCAATTTCTTTCAACAATCTATTTTGAGCAGCGAGTCTGCCTTGACTTCGATATAATGTTTTAATCTGATTTTGTTGTTGTTCTGTAAACTGAATACCACGTCTGCGCAATGCTGTCATTCCCTTGACAGGGTCATCCATAGCTTTTCCGAGCATAATTGTCACGTCTCGCAGCTGCTCTCCCGTGCTGCGTGTTCCATACAATTTTGTAGTAAGGTCCATCGCTGCGCCTTGCATCCGATCGAAATTTTGTTTTCCGATACTACCAAAAGTCAGCAATTGTGCAGTGACATTTTGTAATATAGTTTCGTCTCCAAAAATTCCAACCTTTTGCCAGCTTGTTGCCATTTTTTGTAATTTTTTTGATGATAATCCTATTGCGTTGTTTGTCGCGTTTAGTCCAGATTCTACATTCGCAATCGCTGTCTCCTGAACCTTCCATGCCTCTATACTCTGATTCGCATACCGCAACATTGCGTAACCGCTCAAAACAGGAAGCATTGACATCGCAAAACCACGAACTGACGAGAATACACGACCCATTCTAGAGCCCTGCGCATTCGTTAGCGCTATCTGACTACGCATTTTTTTGTTGTATGTCGTAACGCTAGAGGATATTTTTTTCATCGGACTCGAGACTTTATCAAGCATGCTGATAACGCCCTCTAAGCTGAATCTACTCGCCATGTATTCGTTTCTCCTCTTGTATTCTGTTTAGGACGATTTCACGTATTTTTCTTGCGTCAGGTAATCTTTTTTTCTTGCCATCCTTGTCATGACTGAGCTCAAAAATAACCTCTTCTTCTGTTGACTGTAGGATATAAATTTTATACCATTTTTCTATTTCTTCCCAGGTCATATTCATCATTGTTGCTATTGACAACCCACCTCTATAGAATCTTGCAAGCAACCCCATTATCTCACGCTGATATGAAAAATTATAAAATCCATTCTCATCAATATACCCTAGAAAAAAAAAGATCCGATGACTGACTGAATAATAACGCTATCCCTTGAATCAAGACGCATGATAAATCCTTGCTCGATTGTTTCGCCTTCTGAATCCCTACAAAAAGATTCTATCATTTTATACGCTTTCTCTTCGTTATTTTTGATTTGCTCCATCTTCAAAACTTGGCTCATCATAGTGCGTTGGATTGTGACCATGCTCAGCACTGTTTCTGTGCCAGCTTTATTCATGATAGGTTCATCAAGAACATATTTGAATTTTAATTTTGAATTTTCATCCAAACATAATCTTTCATCACGAACTGCAACCCAGAGGATGTCTTGCAACTCTAGCAGACTTTCTCCGTACTGCCTTGATTTCGTCTTTTCTACCCATCCGGCTATAAGTTCAAACGCTTGCTCTCTTGTCATTTTTTTTTGTTCTTGTTCACCTTTTTTTTCGAACATAAAAACTCCTATTGTAGTTTTATTTTCCCAGCAATTTTTACTGTCACTTTTCCGCCTGATATGTTTTGCTCTCCATCAAGAGAACCGTTAATACTAAGCACGTCACCGTTTGGACATGTCGCAGTTCCTGAGCGAGTAGCACCATCCTGCAACTCTTTGAAAGATTTAAATTCTGTAGCAGTCATGGCGCATTCCTGTTGTACATATCCTATTCGTGCGGTACCTGTTGAATATATATCTCCGTTTGGACTCGCCTCATGTTCGAAATCAAAACCACCGAGCTCATATTCTGCGTCGCTATCTTTTGTCGGTCTCAGCGGGATTCCCCCCCATTTCAATGTACGAAATGGCCCGCCAACTACAGCCATCGCCATCGAAACACCCATATAGCTACCGATTAACATGTCAATAAAAACATAAGCTAGATATGCGAGAGCAACGATACCAAAAATCAAAACATATTTCATAAACTTCATTCTCTCATCCTCCTAATATAAAAACGCATATTTGACAGCTATCTGTCGCAATGCCTGTGCTTCGTCGTCTGTAATCTGCGCATCAATACGTGATTCGTATGAGCTGTTTATTTCTGCAGTCAATGCAGCAATTACTTCGTCTCCGTTTTTCGTCCATCCATACGGTACCCAGAGTTCACTGATCAATTTCGCGAGATCAGCTATAACATCTTTTGGCGCTATAGTAAAATCTACTGCAGTAACATCAGTATCAGATACGACAACCGCACGCTGATATGTTTCTGTTTTGAATAATTCTTCTATACTATACGCCTTCGCCTGCCTTCTATGCAATGACACTGCATCAAACCAATCCGTTGCTGATCCGCCTGAAGAATTTGTTCTATATGTGAGAGCTATATCACCGAGTTGGAGAGACCCTGCAACAATATTGCAATACGACATTCCTGCACGAAAAAGAGCATCGTTTTCTATATAGCGTCTATTTGCCGTATCAGCATTAAACATGCCGCCGATTTCTATTGTAGCATATGGCCTACTAGGCGCTTCATTTTGCTCATTGAGCATAATTCCAATCAGGGCCGCAGATAATTCGAACTCAGGCCCATAATAACGATTCTCCCAGATTTGACCAATATATTTATTGTTGATTGCCGCAGGCAATACCAATGCCTCGGAATATGTATCTTTCACATATCCTGCATATGCACCAAAAAATCTATTTACGGCCGGATCTGATCTTAGAGACGCAAGCGTTTCGTAGTGTCCGATATTCGTAGAATCTACAAATGGCATCGTAATATGAGTATACCATCTATCACCAAGAATATCATTCCCTGATGCATCAAAGAACGCAGATTCAATATCTGGGTCGGTAGCACCACCTGCTAGATATCCGTCGCTTTCTCCTAGCGTGACTGTGATACCTGAAGGGTTTTCATCCTCTTGAGATTCTCCATCTGGATTCAAAATAACCAAAAGCTGATTGCCTTGTGTTCCTTTGAACTTCGCTTCTAATGTCGTTATTGCCGCAGATGCAGACCCGGTAACAGCAATATCTCTTGTTGCTGTTATTTCGTCTTCTAGATCTTGTGCTATATCAGCAGCAACAGTTCCATTCGCAACAGCGACTTGAACAAGTTCGCCACCAATTCCAAAAAAAAGAGTACCTGCACTTGTAGAAGTCCCCGAGAATGTGACTGTCTCGCTCGCTGCAGTTCCTCCTGATTCTTCAGGAATAGGCATCCAATAAACACCTCCCCCCTGCAAAAATACAGACGCAGGAAATTGCAACGCTTGTCTATGTGCATGAGAACCGAAACCAGCCTTCAGCCCTACATCGTCTGAAGATGTAACTTTCACTGGAACATAATCTACTACACTAGTTTTTGTTGGATCATACATCCCGATAATCATACCAGTAGGAGGTATGAACAAACTAGACAAAGATTTTTTTGTCCCAGCAAGCTCTATGAATATCTTGCTTGCTCTGTAAGAAGACGATATATTCGAAAAAGATATAGGCATTTCTTTCTCCTTTTATTCTTTAAAAATTTGTGCTGCCCAGCTTGATAGCTTGACATATGTTGATTCCCATTCTGGCAATCCTGTAAGATCTTGAACGTCGTATGGAAAATCACACGTAAAAGTTATTTGCGCAGGAGCATACGGCGTTGCTGAGTCTTCTACATCCTCGACAGGATTGAACACTATTCCAATTTTCCCTGGAACAATTTCTCCAGAATTCAATCCAAAATAATAATTTGCTAAATTCGTTATTCCACTGTAAACCATCGCAACAAGATAATGCAATCTCTGGACTGCCGCCTCGTCCGCAGGTACAAGAGAAACTGGATTATCAGGATCGCCTTCATTCTGCCCGCGAACATAACAATCTATATAATACGTAACCTGCTGCGTCATAGATGCATATGTCTCATCTATATTATCTACTTTCCCAATCCGAATGTTCACCATAGCTACATTTTCTATTGATTCTATAGATGGACGATATAAGTTTGAGTGTACTTGAAACGCATAATCAGAATTTATTGCGCTTTGTGAACCAGACACAGACTCAAGGATAATTTTTATTCCGTCCTGAGCTTTGATCCACAAAAATTCTTCAATTGCTCCTGTTTCTGTATTTATTACGCCCATGTAAGCACCTACGCTTTTATTTCTGTTAATGTCGCAACGACATAACCGAAAGTTTTATCGACAAGAGGATTGTTGAAAATTCCAGTTACGGCTTCCCCTTGTGAATTTAAAAATGATGCACGCCAGTTTTTGTATGTTTCATTCTCACTAGTTATTTCTGAAAATTCATTTAAATGAAAACATATAGAATGTTTTTTCGTTGCGAACGCTTGCCCCTGTGCGTTGATATCCATTCCGACTGACGTAATTCTTGCCAAACCGATTGCACTTTCCATCTCTGCGTTATAAACAGTAACTGCTCGCATGTCATCGCCAGATACAATCCTGGCGTTGTCAATCTTGATTCGATCGTACAGTCCCACTATCTCCCTCGACATCATTTTTTTTATTCTTGCCCTTATCCTCGTCTGAGTCATCAATAATTCCATCTTTTTTAAGACCATTTATTTGACCTGACGATTTCCAAAAATCAATAACAACTTGAGGTACTACCGAACCAACATAGAGCTCATATGAAACTTTATCTATTTTTACGATAGTCTGTTTTTTAACTTTCATTTAATTTTTCCCTCAAGCTTTTGAATTTTTTCCTCAAGCTTTTGTGCTTCTTCACTCTCTGCGTCTAGTGAAGAATATTTTTCTAAAAGTTTATCAAGTTGTTTCTGTATTTTCTCTGTGTCGCTAACACTTGATTTGTTTTTTTTTGTTGTCTCTTCTTCGTCTTTAACAAGACTGCACCTACCACTTTTTATTGCGGCAGAAAGAGCCTCATCTCCCCATTTCCATTCGTCTCGCGTAAAGATCATGCTTGGTTTAAACACGTAATTCGTTACAGTTAAACCAGGGAAATCTTTAAATTTATTTACGATATACTTTTCTTTCATTTCTTCCCTTCCCCCTTACCATGTTGGCAATGTTATTTCTTGAATAAAAGATTCGATACCTGTTGTCTGTTGACCCTCCACGAAATACCATGCCCGCTCTTCTCTCGCAAGTGTTTTTACATCAGGCTGTTGATCTACCTCTAATGTCAGGCTTCGTTTAATTCCAATATTCATATATCTATTGCGCTTGATCAGATAGCATTTTCCCTTAGTGACTCCAGAATATGAAACTGTTTTCGCTCGAAGAGGAATGCTTTCACCGTCATATGCGACGATTCCGGTAATCTCTGTAAGAGCTGGATATACTCGCTCGTTTGTTGACGGCAAACCTGTTGCAACACGCTGTATGTGCCGCGCGTCTTCTGGGTGCGCAAGGACTCGCAAATCATCTGCCATGATATTTCTTCCTGTTATAGGATCCTCACGATCAGCAAGATCATCAATTGCATTCTCAAGCGTAGTATATAGCAACTCCTGCCGCAAAGTTCCCACTGTCGAAGCAGAAGTTTGTTGAGCACCGCTATAACTATACGCCACTATCGGACTGATCGAAAGATCATCTTGTTTGGAATTATATCCGATCATAACGCTATCACTGATTTTTTGAGGGTCAACAGATCCCTGAAATAGCTCTGCAAGCAGCGTCCAGGTAAAGCCGGCTGCATAAATGATATGTTCTATTGATTCTACTTGACCACCTCTAGTTTCACCTTGTGTAATCGCCTGGCCTTCACCATTATTTTCTTCAAAAACAACGCCGTAAGGATAAAACTCAGTCGCTTTAAAAACTTTGTCGCTATTCGGCATGCTAATCACATTGTAAAAATTTTCACGAACTGTACCAAGCGCTGCCTTCCTGATGGAAATATCTATTCGAAGCGCATCCCATAATGTTTGCCAATCGGCAGGAAGAGAGTTTGATGACATGAAAACACCTTTGTTTATCATCTCACGAACTGACATCGTAACATTTTTTTTGCTAGACTCTGATAGCGTCATGCACGGCTGTGGTAAATCGAATGCTGATCCATATGATTTTATATCTTCGATCCTTGTTAAAACAGCATTTGATATCATCTCTGATCTTTCAGCAATATCGAATTTGTCGCTATTCGATGCAGACAATTGCATCGATGGAACAACAAGATTGACCATTTCCGACCGATTAGGGATAATCCCTTTTTTTATCTTCTCTTGGGCATTCTGCATGAGAAGATCTTTCGTAATGATATTTATTTCATTCATTTTTTTCATTTCTCCTTTTTTATGCTGGTATATATTCAATAATTAAAATACCGCGATCTGCGGAACCGTTTGCAATTACCTTTGCGCCTGTTGCCGGCAATGTAGAATAGGCGTCATCAACAGATGCTGCATACGCAACCTCTTTATCAGTTGCCTGTTGCATCGCATCAGTGATGTCGTTATCTGCTCCGTCTGTTATTTTTAGCGTGCCTGACGCATTTGTTGCCGTACAAATTGATTTCACTCCGATAATCTCGTCTCCCTCGGAAAGGCCAGTTATTGCGATACCAGAAGACGCATCTTCTTCTACTGCGAATTTAATTTTTTTAGGTTCTGCCTGCTCAACAAGCATTTCTGCTTGAAGCGTAGCGACCTCAGCAGATACATCGGCAGCATCAAGACGCTGTAGGAATGGACGGAATTGTACCGCAGTTTGAGCACCAGCGCTTCCCTCTTCTCCAGTTATAATCCCACACGCAACACGAGTTCCGATACCAGGGTCAGCATCTTCCAACTTCCCGGCTGCGCCAGATCCACCTGATGCGAACCAAAGAGTATTCCCAATTGTAAATGTGTCCGTTTCCTCTACCTGCTCTGTGCGTATCTCACGATTTCCATCTATATTTATGCGACCTGTCGCACCATCTGCAATACCACCGTACTCAAGAACTTCGCCGAAATATCCATCAAGATACACGAGCTCGTACTGTTCTACTGTTCTGCCAAGATTATTGGTTACTAACGGCTGAGTATCATTGCTTTTTATTTCTGAAAAATTGTTTGTATTTTGAACTGCTTGTGTAAAAGACATTTTACCACCTCGCCTCGTCTTTGTTTTTTGAGCCCTGCTCTCCACTCATTGTATCACCTGCACCGGTATTAATATCGCCAGGACTTTCAATTGATGCCTGATTTTTTGGATCTAGCATCAATGCCATTACTGCCATTTTAAGATCTTCGAAACTTTCTCCCTCCATAATCGCCTTATCGCATCGTTCATGTATAAAAGGAAGATTTTTGTATTCTTCTTTATCACGAAATTCCATGATCGCTTTATTATTCGCAATCATTTCTGTTTTCCCTGCCTGGACGGTTTCACTGTACAGGGCGGGATTTTCATTTCTGAGCTCATCTAACGTATTCGCCATAGTCAAGCCCTCCTCTTTCATTTTATTATTACCGCCTCCGGCGGGTTGTACGCTTTGTTTTATATTATTATGTCTTGCCTCATAACGAGTCAAACTTGCGGCAAGTTTTTCAAGATATTCTTTTTCGTTTTCATGCTCTGTCTCCCTCATGCGTTTCATAATCTCTTTATGCTCTTTTTGCATACTTGCAATTGCGACATCTTTGTCCATATTATTGTCTGTCGTCATAATCTCATCAGCAAAGCCATTATTCACGATTTCTTGACCATATAGATACGTTGTTTTTCTCATCAATTCAAGCACTTCATCATTAGTTTTCCCTGAACGTTTTACATAAACAGAGGCATATAATTGTGTAGCACGTTTCAGGCTTTCAGCTTCGCTTTCGAATACTTCATAATCTCCGCAAATACACACAAACGGCCTATGTCCCATCCAGGTTGATATGTCTTCAACTGTTATCAAGTCCCAAACTTCAGCAGCCGCAAAAAATGATGCTGCACTTGCCGCAACCCCCTTGATATTTAGTTGCATTTGAGAGCCTTTAAATTCACGTTTATAATCACGCAACATGATGATCATATCAGTTGCGACATCTACATAACCTCCAGGAGATGACAAATCAACTTCCAAATCTTCGCCATTTGCAATTTTTAATTCCTGTTCTAGATGATCAGTTGTAACGATAGATTCGTCTTCTCCGTAGAGCCAACCCCGCAATATTTCATAAGTAAAATCGCCAAATAATTTAATTTTATACATTGCTTTTTACCTCTTGCATTATTCCTCCACCTTGCTAGTTGATTCCGTCACACTACTGCTATTTGAATATGTTGTCTTCTCAAGTCGTACGATCGGTTCATTCGCTTTTGCCTTCTTGCGCTTCTCGTCAGTCGTACGTGATATATTTTCGTCAAAATCTCCACCGCCACGCTCAGCAGAAATTTGCTGATTCGTTTTCCAGCTATGATTTTCTTCGACTTCATGAGCTTTCGCGCTTTTTAAAGGATCTATATCAGGACGTGCCGGACCGGTCCACTCAGCATTAGAAAACGCATCACGTATAAATTCGTCACTACCATACCCATAATCAGGTACATTGCCATTGTCGATTTCGCCCCATAGCCACATTTTGAATATTTCATTTTCTCGTTGCATGATGGAATCAAAACGCATTGTTCTGATTCTCAACCATAATACGAGCAGTTCTCCGCGTGCGGCAGCGTACTGCCCGTTGAAATTATATTGCATAACAGATACTGACATCCCTTTCGCGGATGCAAGATTTCTTAAAGTTGCTTCGTAAAAATCTTGAAAATTAGCTGTAGGACGTTTTGTGTCGAAAGAGTTTAGTTTCTGACCTTCTCCCATCTCCTGCACAATCATTCCGCCATGCTGAAAATCTGTAGATTTCAGCCTTGTTTCGTACTCGGAAGGCGAAAATTGACTTGCTGCGTCATCAATTTGTTTGCCGATTCCGCCTATTCCGCGTTTTTTTAGCAAGTTTTTTTGTTCTCCACCTATCGGCGTTTCTACCCATACGGCAAAAAGAGCATTTATGACAGCAGCCTGTATCTCCAATGCCTGGAAATCAGACAATTTTGTCAATTCAGATATAATTCCAGCTAAAAGACCAACTCCACGACGTTCGCTTCCTATTTTCACGTGTATTACAAAAGTTCTGCCTGATTTCACGCCATAGCGCGGTACGCGTGTTGATTTGTTCGTAATGCAATCAAGGATATGATAGGCTACCGCAACACCCTTGCTATTGTATTCGATCCCGTCTTTTTCTGTATTTCCATTTACCACTTGAGAATTAACACGAATAATATTTTCTGGCTTTACATACTGAATAGTGAGAGGATTCCGTTTTCTCGATTGCGAATAACGTAGCAACAAAAAATATTCACCATCAATCATCAGCTTTTCAAAATTTATTCGTGCCTGCTCAAAATAGCTTTTATCTTCCTCATAGTCAGATTTTTTTGACTTCGCCCACAACCACCATCTGCGTTCTATGTTTTTGATGATTGTCTGTTGTTCTTCTATACCCATAGGAGCACCAGGGATCAGGCCGAAAAATGGCTGTGACTGTAGCTCTAAATGAGTACCGTATACAAGATCAACGAATCTTCCAGTGAGCGCCTGTGCAGCAGGTGATTGAGAATGCGCAATTCTTGATACGCGTCTTGTTTTTGCTATTCCATATTGCCATATGTCAGTATTGTACGGAGAGCCTGATCCATACAACTCATCATTCAACGACATCACCGGTTTTGTCGCAGTTTCCAGTATTGCTTCTAACGCCTTCGCGCTTTGTTCCCGCATATTGCGTATTGCAATAGTGCGCTCTTTGACCATTTTTGTTTCTGCTTTTATCATCTGAGTACGCGCATCACGTTCTTGCTGTTTGCGCTCGCTATATGCGGTGTAAAACGGTATTCTCATATACGGGGCCATGAAGGATTGTATTTTGCCGCGATAAGCTCTGCAGACGCACTTTCGTTATTTGAAACAATTTGGTATGCGCGAATATATACCGCAAGCTCGTTATTAAGCCTATCAAGGGCCTGGCGCTTCACAGTCTGGCTTGCTTGTGTGTCTCCGAATGAATCAGACATGGATTGACGGGCATTGCTGATGGCAGACTGGATAGATGTTATTTCCGTCTGTATCTGATCAGCCGTAAAATAATTTGCTATATCTGTCGCTTGGAGTGACATTATTACCTCTATATATAGAAGAAAAATAAAATGGGAAAAAGTCAAGAATTTTACGTATTATGTCGTATAAAACGTATTTTTTTTTTAAAAGCGCAAAAAAAAATGATAAAATACTTGACAACGCTAATAATTATTAGTATATTGTTCTCAGTTAATAAGAAAAAAGGAGAAAAAACGATGAATAATTCAGAGATGGTAAAAAAAGTATTAAATTCGAAAATTTACGATTATGCAGAAGGAAAAGCAATATTCGTAAACGATACAAAAGTTTTTTTGGACGAAGAAATGTGTGAATTCCTCGAGAACTTAGAAAATGTTGATGCCGAATACGATTTCAGCATCAAAGGAATTGAAATTGAAATAGATGACGAAACTCTTCTATTCGAAGAAAAAGAAACCTTTAGAAAAGGAGATGATGGGAGAGACCATCGTTATATAGAATACGACTTCTCAGCGATGAAGTCATTTGTAGAGAAATATATATAAATAAAAACGCCCATCAGGGCGTTAATGCAGCCACAGCCGGTCCCAAGCCCGGGAAATGCAGAGGGTAGTTAAGTTAAAGAAAAAGGAGAATAAAAAATGAAAAGAATAATGGAAAAATATGAAATAGTTTGGACGCATAGAAGAGTTCAAAGTCGATACGGAAATCATGCTGGTGACAAAAATTACAAGCATGAAGAAATAAATCCAGAAACTATTTGTGCAATTGTAGAAGTTTCTCCCTCAGGGAAGGGAATTCATGACTTCGGGACGATAGTAAATAAACAAAATGGGTTCACAATGACAGAAATTGTTATTGAACTCAATAAAAATTGGTGGATCGAGCTCTCTTCATATTGTGGGAATTGGGGCAAGAAAGATGAGTTCGATAGATTCAATTCAAAATACAAAAAAGCAAAAACGTATTTGGAGAAAAAACTAGAAGGTATCCACGAAAATTTACCGTTCTTAAAAAAGTACATGAACGGGAAATCACCACGACAGTGGGAAAATGGGTACTATACCCATATAAATAAAATATATAAAGAGTTCAAGAAACTCTCGGACCCGAAAAAAGCTTCATTACTTGAAAATAGTAGTGAACAAAATGAATTTATAGAAAAACATGTTCCAAATAGCTATTTGTGGAAAATGTGAGATTGGCTATTGCGTCAGTGACTCTCAAACCGCCGGGGTGTAATGCCCCGGATAATTTAATAAAGGAGGAAAAATATGAAAACAAAAAATAAAATAAGTGATTTCCATGCTGCACAAAAATATTTTGCGCAGTGGAGAGAACAGAACACGGAAGATGCGTATTGCTACAAACAATATTACATTCTGGAACAAGGCATATTGTTTGAGGAGTGGGTAATAGATTGTACGCATTATATTGTTAAATTCTACATAGATGGCAACTATTACTTCTATGCTATGGATGAAAGGAACATATGATGGAATATAGTTTCCATATGCTAGCCCCTTTTTGGGGGCCTGCATATGTAAATTAATAAAGGAAAAAAAACTATGTTTATAAACTTAACACCACACGAAATAAACATACAGGACACAAACGGGGATATTATTTCTCTCCCAAGCAATCTTAAAGAATACCCAGGAGTAGGACGAATTAACTTTACTACTTTTGAAGAACGTTTTCTGTATTCAGAAAACATGTCAATATCTGTCAAATTTAAAGATATTGATAGTATACAACTTCCCCCTGTTACAAAAGGGTTTATGTATATTGTATCTCTACCCACATTGTTAGCAATCAAAAATATACATATTACTAGATTAGATATATTTGCCTCAGATACGGACAATTGCGTCCGAGATAAAAAAGGGCAAATAAAGTACGTTAAAAATTTAATTCAATAGGAGAAACAAAATGAACAGTACAAATGAAAAGTGTCGACTTCTTGAAACATTTAGGAATTATACTGATCTTGAACTTATGGTTTTGCATGAATCACTTCAAATGGCATTGCTCAAAACAAAATGGCTTGATCCTGTTGCAGGGAAATTACTTGAGTGTTGCCAGGAAATTAGAAAGGAGAGGGAATAATATGACAGAACATCAGAGAGAGGTTGTATCAGAATCAGAAAATGAAGTCTAATCAACAACATTTTCGACATAATCCATAAAGAGGTCATAATCTTCCTGTATTTCAGGGCGCTTTTGCAAGCGCCTTTGTTCATTTTTTAACTGAAAATATTTTGTCATTGCCCACTGGACAGCAGCCATCCCCATTTTCACAATGTCTAATACCTCATTCCGGCGCTTTTTCGTATTTAAAATTTTAAACCCACGCTGCTCGCCCTTGACGGTTATCTGAACAATCTCTTCACTCGTCAGCTGCTTGTAGAACTCATTTCCATACTCAAAACTAAAATGCAAATAATAACCAGGGAAACTTAAACCATGCGGACGTTTTTTAAGAATGTTATATAACGCTCGTTTTAATTCCTGATCATGAAATCCTATAACAGGCGTTTTAATATTGCTGTTTAATTTTTTCACAATTACATCTTGCGTGTCTCGGCCCTGTGCCGGATACACTCCTGCTATTCCATTCGGATCATAATCAAAACTGCCGCAAAATAAATCTACTGTATCAGACAAATAACTTGTGTCAATAAACGCAATCTGAACAAAAAGCTCATGTCCATCATCTCTGATATATTTCGTATATATTTTTTCTCGTAATCTTTCCCAACAATCATTTTCGACAGCTTCTGTTTGTCCCGACCATGTCCAGTAGTCTATGACATATCCTTGTCTGTTTCTTCCCCATCCAATCAATCCAGCCTCTAATCTGTCCTTTTGAACATCTGCCGTTAATGTTAGAAACAATATTTCTTTTTTTATAAATCCACGAGGCCAGTGTTCGTGTTCTTGTGATAAAATAAAAAGTTCATTATCATCTGGTTTGTTTGCGCTTTCCTTCCATGTTTCCCCAAGCGTATCAGTTACAAAATCCTTAAATTTGAATGGATCGTCTTTGACCCTTAAAAAATGTTCTGCTATGTCCCACCATTCACGAAAACCATACAATCCGTTGATCACGTATGATCTGACGAACGGCCGTTCTGATTCTTTTGTGGGGATCCATTCCGCATTTCCTCCATATCCTTTCTCCTGTAATAAATCCATTTTATCTCTATCTCTCATTTTCCAGTCGCAATCTTTATTAGCGCATTCATACCAGCAGGCATCATCAACAATTGTTTCAACTCCATTGATTATTTTTCTTTTTATGTCCAATTTCCCTTTATCATTTCTACGAAATTTAAAATTATTCCACAATAAAGGTTGCTGTAATCCACACTTCGGACATATTATGTTATAATATCTTTTGTCACCTTGCTCAACTAGCGGTTCAATTCGACTTATACTTTGATCTTTTGGCGTGCTCCCCCCAAGTGTTTTTGAAATTCCTTTCTTCCTATAGCTATCTTGACGGCGTGTAAACTTCTCAACAATATCGCCAGAATTAACACCGTTTTTAGTAAGCTGAAAAGGATATTTGTCCATCTCATCAAGCCACAAAACAATCATCGGAAAACTTGCGGCTTTGCTCTCCGAGTTTGGGCCTACCGCACGCAAAAAAGTTCCTCCATAGCTTTTGCTATCTGTCCTATCTCCCGTTGCCTTTCCTTTTTTTTTAACAATGTTTGGTTTTATTTTATTTTGCATGTTTGACGAATAAATCATCTCATCAAAACGCTTTTCAATTTCTTCCTCTGCCATGGTCTGATCTCCGCCAACAAAGCAACCTGGCCCGATCCCGAAATATACGCAGTATAGCATATGATTTTCGATTACCATTACGGTCCATCCGATTTGAGTAGGTTTTATCATATATGTTTCACGAATAGGGGAATTATCCGACAGGTTATTCGCAGGCTCACGTAGATAAGGTGTTGTCATGAAAGATATTTTCCCGGGTCTTGCTGTTACACCAGGGCCTATGTATCTTATACGCTCAACAAGTTCCGATACAGTTTCGTTTATTGCAGATTTTGGAAATGATTGTATTCTTGATTGAAAATATAAGTGCATCTCATTTTCAATTTCCTCCGGTAACATAAATTTAGGCAATCCAGAATATTTTTTATGGTGTAATGGCCAGACAACTTTAGTTTTCCCAGTTTTTGACCATTGCAATATATGTAAAATTATGATAATTTCAATTGCTGGTAACGTCATGATATTTTCTAATTTTTCAGCAAGACTCTTGTTTTGTTTATGTTTATAGTTTTCATATATATCAATAAAATCAGATAATGTGTTTTGATATTTTTTTAAAAAATCATCTGGTTTTTTTTTGATAATAGATATTAAAATTTCCGAACAAAAAGCCGCATCTTCTGCGGCTCCGTTTTGTTTTATTTCTTTTAGCTCTGTGATTGTTTTATAAATCATTTAAACCAATCATAAACTGGTGGATTATATTCAGGAATTTTTATTTCTTCATGATCTTTTTCTAATAATTTTTTAAGTTTTCGCCAATTACTTTTTAAATAATTTAATCTTTGTACAAAAGATTCGCAACTATGGTCATATTTAAAATTCTCCATTGCCGAATACCATCTATCGTAAAAATCCCAATCAACGCAATGTCGCATTTTAGAAATAAAATAGATTTGTGAACAGTTTTTTTTCCCTAGTCCTAAAGGACATATTGAACATCCTAGCCTATCAACATATTTATAAGCAGGATAAAGTTTTATTTTATTTTCTTTAATATAATTAAAAACATCAAATTTCGACCATGAAATTATTGGATGATAAAATATTCCATAGTGATACCGATATAATTTAGTAGCATTTTGTCTTAATTGACTTTCTTTCCATCGTACACCGATGAATCCAATATCAACTTTCCTATTAAATTTTTTATATAACGGTTCTTTTAAAATTGCTACGCATGATCTTACCGTAAAAGGTGGACCATTTTCTTTGGCAGTTTTAAGAAGTAAATCAATCTGTTTTTTCTCTTGTTCAGGTGTATATTGATATATATCTATTTTTATTCCCGTTTCTTTTTCAACATATTTTATATAATTAATTATATCTATATTTTCTAATGGAATATTAACATATGAACCTATTATTTTTGTCTGTGAAGGTAAATTATTCTTAGCCCATAATAATGTTGCCAAACTATCCTTACCTCCCGAGAAAGAACAGCTTACTTCTTTAATTATCCCTTGTTTACATGCTTCTATTACTCCAATTTCTCGAATAGAATTAAAATATTCGATGTGCTCTTTTATTTTTTCTGATCTTATTTTTTCCATATTTTACCCTATTCTTCTATTTCTTCTTTTTCTTCTTCCTCTTCTATTTCTTCTTTTTCTTCTTTTTCTATTTTCTTTTTCTGATCTCTGAGTATAATATCAACAAAATTTTTTACTTTTTCTGAAATCGCTCTTCCCCTCCCTCCATGAAAATCTAACACTTCACAGAATTGTTCTTTTTCTTCATATGACTTAAATGTTATTGTTAATTTTAAACTTTCTGACTCTTGTTGTAATTCCGGTTCCATATCAATAATATCTTTTGTAATTTTGCCTATTGACTCGTCAATCTCATCTAAATTTATTTCTTCAAAATCTGATAATATATCCTGAATATATCTTTCAAATTTTGTACCGTCTAATTTACCTCTCCTTTGATTCGCTTCTAATACTAACAACCTAGCCTGCTTTTCTGATATATCTTCCAAAATTTTACAATCCAATTCTTTGTATCCGGCTTTCATTGCTGCTTTAATTCTGTGATGTCCTGATATGATTTTATATTTATTTTGTTCATATTCCCAGACTACGGGATTATCTAATATAAATCCTTTTTCTTTAATGGACTTAACAAGCCCATTAAATTCTTTGTCACTCATCATTTGCGGATTACCGAGAGTCTCTTCTAATATTTGCAATTCTACTTTTTTAGTTTCAAAAAATTTCATCCTAAAAACTCCTTTTTTTCAATTTTCATATTTTTTTGATGTCATTGCATGATTTTATGATCTGTATAATTATTTTTTCTACTTCCTCGGCGATGATTTTTTCAAATGTTTTTTCCATCCCAATTCGATCTAGTTTTTCACAAACTTTTTTAGAGATGGACCGACCAAGATAAACAAACTGATTTATCTCGTTTGATATTTTATCCATATAGTTTTCAATAATATCTCGGTGTATGTATTCGCCGAGTTTTATTCTCATTTCCAAGCTTTTCGCTGCAATATCTGTTAGAGATTTTAATTGAGCAGGATTTGTGGGAACAAACATTCCAGGATCAAAACCTCCGGTTAACGAATGCTTGCGATTCCATTCATTTTTTGCCAATTGTTTTTTTTTCGACTGATCAACTTCTTTTTTTATGCGTTTTTTCGTCCCTGAATCTCTTGTAGCTTTATTTATCGTTATTTTTTCTGCCGAATGTTTTCCCAGGCTGCCCTTATTTTTTCGCTCTTCAAGATACGAATGCCAGTCTGGATTATTGATGTCAACTTTTCCATTTTCTGTAAAAAAATTATATGTTGAATTTATTCTCAAGCTTGAGATTGCCTGACGTGAAGTTCCTGCTATTCTTGCAGCTGATGTTTGGGAGATAATATTGTTTGTATTTTTTGTAGACATAGAAAAAATATAACTTATATGCGCAACTTGTCAAGAATTTTTGTCAAGTCTGTTGACAAGTTGTGAGCTTGAAAACCCAGCGATCGAAATTTACC